AAAAAAAAGTAAAACAAATCATGAATACATTTGAATATTTACAAAATAAAGTCAGTGAGTTTTCTGGTAAGAAAAACATGTGGAAAGGGACCCGATTTGAAAAAGTACGCGATCTTACGTGTGACGAAGTCGGTCAGTTAGGAGAAGATTTAATATACTCAATTTGCACTAAAAATATAATCGAGTGTAAATGGGATAATAAAAAACTTTCGAGTTTAAACGATAATGGTAAAGTATATGACATGCTCATTGGCGAAAAGAAAATCGAAATTAAAACTGCGAGACTCGGGGAACATGGTTCATTTCAACACGAAAATCTTAGAAACACGGGAGAAAGTGATTTTTGGATATTTGTTGATATCGCACCGAACAGTATATATGTAACAGTTCTGAAAGATTTCGATTTATCTTTACAAAGAGAACACACCACTCTCGGTAAAAAAGCTCATTTAAGAAAAAAGGCGTTCGATCAATACAAACTCGATTTTTCCCCTAAAACGATAAGCAATTGTATAAAAGCCGGTATTACGATCAAAATAACCGAAAACGACGATCTTTATAAAATTGGTAAATTTCTACGATCTAAAATTATAACTGAACCACTTGAATCAGAGATTCATGAATTGACGAAGTCCTTAAATTATAAGCTGAGTTTGTTGACATGAAACTCACTTCGTGCCATTTAATAGTATTTGCCTTTTTAATCATACCATCTACATCTTTATTAAAAACAATACCATACCCTCTACGCCCAGGTAAATCCTCAAAGGATGTATATACCTTCATATTTTCTTTACCGAAACACGTCGATGGTAGATAAATATGACACTTCCCAATCATATTTTTATTCCGCGTCGATGAAACTGTACCACCGTCAGACATCGAGTATATTTTTAAATGTGTATCGTCCATCTCCCGGATCGTGTATTTCGGATTTTCTGTGTATTTAGACCATATTTGAAATACCCCGTTAACTTTTGTATGTTCTCCGTCGGGTGAATGAAACAGCCCTGATACTTTCTCACTAAATATGAGATTGTATTTCGATACCCTTTTCCGAGGAGATCCTTTACCATCACTCTCGAACAATTGAGGGAGTATTAGACACACGTAATCAGAAAAATCGTACGAGTGGTTTATAAAATTAAGTGCTAAATGCCCTCTCAAACCAAAAGGCGGATTCCCGAAAACTATATGTTTTTGGTTTAAATCACCCGGTTTCCACGTTAGGTAATCGCGTTTTATAACACCCGGGTATCTAGGTTCGATATCTATACCAATAGTATTCTTTGGTAAAACTTTCATAAAACTACCGTCTCCCGCAGATGGTTCTATAAACGTATATTTATTTATATCAATAGTAACGATTTCGTTAAACCTTTTCCAACACTTTTCTGCCATATCGTTTGGCGTAAAAAACTGGTCTTTCTGTTTATATGTAAAATGAGTATAATCTATATCCCTACCTAATACCTTATGTAAATCAAAAGTATAATTCAATGGAACGGAGCGTAATAAAATCCATCTGTTTATAGTACCATTAACTATATTTAGTTTTTTAGCTATATCAGATACAGAATGATCTTTGAGACATTCTTGGAGTAATTCATACGTCATGTATCATATTCTTATCGTATCTTTAACTATAATTTTAATGTAAGTTTATGGTAAGATGATAATCGCGTTACTTCTCATTATCATAAACGTGTATATATACACCAACACAAAACAAACAGATAAGGTAAAAGAAATACGGGAAAAGTATAGAATTCTCAGAGAACATATAAAAACCACAGGGCACGAGGAGTTCGAGATTTTACGTCACGAAATACCATTAACAATGTATCACAGAACAAGGGGGCACATTGGATACAATACGAATAAAGGTAACGAAATTGGGTTATGTTTAGATGGCGATACGAATGAAATATTCCACGTATTAATACACGAACTCGCACACTCAACAGTCGATGAGTATTCACATAGTAAAGAGTATTGGGCTAATTTTAAAAAATTAAGAGACATGTGCGTCCAACTCGGAATCTATAAAGAAATACCCAACAAAACACAATTTTGTGGTAAACACGTCCAGGATAAATAATCTAAGGTAAATGTAATAATGTCAGCGACAAAAGTTGATTTAGCAAAAGCTATTTTATTATGGAATGGAATTCTATCTTTATCCAGTGTACCACTACTCGCGAGTGAATACTGGTCTAATGTAATCTTTTTATTGATTGTTATACCTAACGTTTTGGGTATGATGCCAAGAGGCGGTAAAGTATGGGGTCGTCTTTCCCTGGATATGCCATTTCTTTTAGTATCGACTATAATAGGTTTACTTTTTACACTTACAATTACAGAAACGACCGACAATATAAAAGAAGACTTTGTTAAATATGGTAAAAATACACGGAGTACAGTGGCTGTTGTTGGACTTCGAGCATTAGGATTAACCATTGGTTTTATAATTGCTTATTTCTTGTTTGGTGGTGATAAAATGTATTCCCACTTTAATTCTGATTAAGCGTATCTTTTATACAAAAAGAATGCTATGGCGGCGACTGCACCTGTCGAAGCCAAACCAACGGCACTTCGGTTCCCTTGATCGTTAAGGAATTGTGGTACGAAATTCGCGAGTTTTTCTTGAACTGGCTTACTAATCGCTATCGCAGTACACACAGCGACCACGAGAGCTTGGAACTGGTCATCGGTTAAATTAAATGGATTTTCACTAGAAGTACTTTTTTTCGCTTCAGTTGGTTGTTGAAGACCCATCATTGGCGCCTGTGCTTGCGCCTGCGTCATTCTTGGATCAACAGCCATCATTGGTGGTTCTAAGGGTGCTTCTGGTTGCATAACATCTTGAATTGGAGTAGAGTCCATGGTACTTTGTTTAAAATCAATATTTTTTTCAGATACAATATTCGGCGGTTCTATAACGGGTGGTTGTTTATTTTCAATAAAATTAGTAGACATGTTATTATTTAATGCTACCATACCATCGCTATTATCTGAAAGGTTTAAAGTCCTCACGTCAGTTGACATTTATATGTATAGAGTTTTTTGATTTTTTACGTTTACGCATTAGCCTGGGTTATTGTCGTAAAGTATAATTAGGATATAAACACCCAAACGTTTTTATAATTCTAGGTAAATCGTTTAATTCATCATAACCACACATATCGTGATCTATATAAACTGTTTGTGATTCATGGCACACGTCAACCAATATACGGTACCCTTCATCACTTTTACCTGATGAAAGTGGTGCTTTTTTTATTTCAGTATACATGGGTATTAGAGCTGGTGCTGGTAATGGGAATATATTTAACGCTGAACTTAATCGTCTAGAGAAAAGTCGTATCATTTCTTCTTAATAACTTTTAATGCCGTTGTTTTTTTAACTGTGTTTCTATCACCAATTTTCATATTACCATGTCGAGGATTAAACATCTTTTTATGTGTTTGCCAATACTGAGGCGCACCTACCTTAAAGTTTTTACGAAGTGTCGCTTTATACCAAAATACACAATCTTCTATTCGATTACTCTTAGACGTATTATCTAAAACTAAACACTCGTAATTTTCGGTACACGAATCCATTACTTTATTAAACATCTCAAATGTTGGAAAAATACCAAAGAACGATTTATACAATTTCTCCCGATTTTGAATTATATTTTCACGCAAAATAAACACGTAATCGACGTTTGCTCTGAGAGCGGGAGGAAGATCCATACAATATTGCATAGTTAACATGAAAAATATCTTCCAGTGTCGTCCATTCATAAAACACTGTCTAATACACGTATCTTTCATGAACTTCGAATCGTACATACAATCATCTAATAACAGGAATGCCCCGCAATTTGTTTTACCAGCACCGACCAACTTTTTCTGTCTATCCATAACACGTTCTATAGCTTCCCTATCGTAATCACCGTATATGAAAAGATCCGGTATATACTGTTGATAATAATGGTTACCTTCTTCTGTGGCGGATAAGACTATTCCTGCTGGTAAATGCTTCTTATGATAAAGGATATCAGTAACAAGTGTAGATTTACCCGTATTACGTTTACCTATAAAAACACAAACTTTATCGTCTGCCATTCTTTCAGGTTTGAACTTTCTCAATTGAAGATTCATCTACCATAACGCCTCGTTTTAATTTATAAAATTTTACTCACATAGAGTAAGAATGGCTGGTAAATTAAACCTTGCCGCAACTGGTATCCAGGACCAATGGCTTACTGGTGAACCCAAATTTTCATATTTCCTGATGAATTATAAACGACACACAAAATTTTCAATAGAAGCCGTAGAAACCCCGTTTAACGGCGACCCCGATTTCGATGCTTCGTTCGAGTGTAACATACCAAGGAATAAGGGTGATCTGATTAGAAGTATGATGCTTAAATTTACTTTACCCAGACCTACAGTACCAGATAAAACATTTATAGTTTCGGCATCAGGTAATAAATTTTTGATCGATGGTGTCGAACAGGCAACACTTACACTTTATGAAGGCGCAACGTATACTTTCAACAACGCAAGTGGAGACCCGTTTAGATTTGCTGCAGGATCACTCGATGGTAACCCACCCGATGATTTACCACCTGTTGACGGTGTCGGTACTGATTACAATTATAAGAGGTACTCAACTTTGGATACAGCAACACATTACGTGTATAAACTATGGTTAAATTCGACGAACACCTGGCTTAATGCAACAGCATCAACCAATACGATACGGGTTTTAAAAGTAGATCCATTTACCTGGTCTGATAATGATACAGGTGATACTGCCCCGACTGTTATTGATACTACAACGTACCCCGGTAAAGTATCTCTGATACAATCTAGTGGTAGTGAATTTTATAGATTTAGTGTACCACTGTTTGGAGATTATACAACAGGTGTTACGAACCCGGGTACACCTACGGTTACTTTTACACCGTCATATAGTTCGAGTACACCATCAAATTTATACTATTATTGTGATAGCCAGCCCGGTATGGGTGGTCAAATAGACATTAAAATAATAAGTTACAGGGAATCTATAGCCGCTCAGATAATAGACTACGCCGATTTACGTATCGGTGGTCAAACTATCCAACGTTTAACGGGGGATTACATACACATGTATAACAATATACACAGTAACGAAGATGATATAAAACAAACGCTTTACTTCTTATCTGCACATGGAAATTACATCAACGTAACACAGGACTGGGATTATAGTATTTTATTACCATTTTACTTCTTAAGGCATCCAAGTTTAGCACTTCCTGTATGTGCTCTAACTAAACAACAAGTTCAAATCGAATTAAAGTTTAAAAAAATGGAAGATGTTACTATATCATACACGAGATCTAATCGTACTATATCAGATCCACCATCGGGTGTTTCAACATCAATAAAAAAAGTATCGTTGGTTTCCGATTTCTTTTTCATAACCGAAAACGAAAAGAGTTTCTTATCGACCCGACCAATCGAATATGTTATGACACAAATTCAAATGTCACAATTTAAGTTTAACCCGGGTGTATCTAAAAAAGCAGGTATGTTAAATTTTAAACACCCGGTAAAAGAAATGTTTTTTGTAGCGATTAGTGACGATGTACATAAATACGAAACAATAAAACAAGTTACAATGAAATTTAACAATAATACAATCATCGACGCAGATACTTTAATGTTATGTTACGAACAACCATTGAAATATTACACGGGAATAACGAACGGTAATTTCGGTGTATATAGTTTTTCAATGAACCCCGAAACGTATTACCCTACGGGACAAGTTAATATGAGTAGAATCGCACACAATTTAATAGAAATAGAACTCGATACCCCAAACGCTAATTTTGGTCACAAAGTGTATGTATATGCAGTGAACTATAACGTTTTAAGAATAGAAAGCGGACTTGGTGGTTTAAAATTTTAGTGAGTTATACTAGTAATGGCTGGTCGTGTTCAATTAGAAATATCTGGTCCACAGGACGCCTTTTTTACGGATGATCCAGAATACACATACTTCGTAAAAAATTTTCAAAAACATACTAACTTTGCACCTTTTTTTAAAGATTTAGACGTGGAAGGTGAAATGGAATTTGGTAACACTATAAGGTGTACCATACCACAAGATCAAGGTGATCTTCTCAAAACCGTGAGTTTGAAATTTGAATTATCTAGCATACAACAAAACCTAGTGAGTTGGGCTACAGGATTAGGTTACGTCGAGTCTATAGGACACGCTATTATTGAGTATGCAGAAATATTAATTGGTGGTAAAACAATTCAAAGAATACCAAGTGATTTTTTAGCAATTTATTTTGATAATTACGTATCACATACAAAACAAGAAAACCTTGGTAAACTTATTGGCAAACCACCGGGTGAATTATCAGGTACACGATGTCGTCATCCAAGTATCGCAGGATATTTAGGAAACGCTACATCTAACCAAAAATTTTTCGTCGATATTCCTTTTTACTTTTACAATAATCCCGAACTTGCCATTCCGGTATTTGCGATAGATAAACAGGAAATTGAAATTGTTATTAAACTTAGAGAACGTAGTGATTGTATTATAGGGTATAAAACTTCAGATCCAGACTACGTATTTTATACAGGTGATCTTGTAACAACAAAAGGTCTCATTAAGAACATGAAAATAACGACCGAAATGGTATCGTTAGTACAAGACGAAAAGGATAAGATAAAATCTAAAAGGATAAATTATGCAATTACACAAATTCAAGAAGTTAAGAATAGAATACCCCAAGATGCAAATAATAACAATTTAGTACATACAACGCACAGACTTGATTTTAAACATCCCGTAAAGGAACTCTTTTTTATAATACAAAGAATGAAAAAAACAGTGAACAGTTGGATGGTTACTAATTTTGATTACGATTCAGAACACCAAGTATATGATAACTTATATACGAATCAAGAGCATTTACAAAATCTTTCTTTAACATTGGACGATACCGATGTTATTAGTGGAGCGTCCGGTGAGATTATAAATTTACGCGCGGTTCAAAGTGGTGTACACCATACGAGAACGCAACTTTGTAGAAGATACTATTCGTATAGTTTTGCCTTAGAACCTGAACGTTGGTACCCAACAGGTCAAGTCAATTTTAGTTTAATTAAAGACCAGATACTTAAACTTACAACATTACCAGATCAGGAACAAGAAAGAGAACTTAGAGTTTTGGCACAAAGTTATAATATACTCCAATTGGAGAACGGCATTGCAAAATTACTCTACTAAAATGTCAATTCAAAAAGAAAATGAAGCAACTTTACTCCTACAGGAACAATTACAGGATTCTGCACTAGATGTTATACAACCAATTTTAGAAAAGGCAATGGTACTTGCAGCAGGGTACGCAAAGGCGTGTGGACGAGACACGCTTCTAGGTGAAGATATGGAATATGCTATCAAGTACTGCGCCATGCACGAAGTTGGTAAGAAGTTAGGATCACACTTTCCAGAAATATACGAAGAAGACTCCGATAGTGACAATTTGGAAGATGAACTCGAAATTATCGATGAAGATGAAGAAGATATTGAATTCACAAGGTATTCGGGTAGAGAATACAAATATGTTAAAATAAACATGGCATACGACAATTGGAATGATTGGGTGCCGAAAAATCCGACAGAACAGATGTTAAAAAATGCTATAGATAGTAATGAACACCTCTAATTTAGATGGTTCTGATATCGAAACGAAGTATTTTAAAATAACAGGTGATAGTTCAGATAGTGAGAGTGAATTATCCGAATCAGATACCGAATCGGAAACCGAATCAGAATCTAGTAGTTTATCAGGACACAATGGTAAAATCAAAATGCTTAGAGGATACTTAAAAAATACAAAAAAATACAAGAAGATTTTATTTGAGGATACTTTATTCCCAGAATAAAATCTATATTTATAGTATAAAAAATGTCTGCTCAAGAAACTGCTATGCTCGTCGCTCGTGAACTCGAAGGTCAATCCCTCAACGCCATTGTTGCGGGTTTCTCATTCGCCGCCGCCCTCTCGTGGGTTGATTTGGTGAGATGGGTCGTCAACCAAGTTGTCAAGGTTAACAAGAACGGCGGTATGAACTACACGCTCACTGCCTTGTTTACAACTCTCTTGTCTATCTTCGTCTACTTGGCGATCTCCAGAGTGTCTTCCAAGGTCCAAAGACCACAACAACCAGTCTTCGCCATTACGAAGTAACTTTTTGGGGTTTTTTAATTATAAGTAATAAAAATATTCCCATGGAAACTAACAAAAATATAGATATAAATGCATCCCATTTATGACTATCCTCTTCTTCTTTTTCGAGGATATTCATAGGTGTTTTCAAAGACTCAACCATAGTTTCGTCATTAGTTTCTTCCGTAGTTAATCTAGGTATATTAACAAATTTATCAGTCGAACATGTAACAGCAAGTTTTAGTATATGATTTGCGTTTCTAAAATTGTATGGTATTAAACGATTATTACTACTATAATAAAACTGAACACGTAACTTCGAAATCGTTTTGTGTTTACCCGAATCAAAATTGTGTTCTACCGCATCGTCCACACCCGAATAATTTATAACGTCACCGCACAAAAGTATCCGACCGGTATAAAAAGGTAAATCTGAAAATATAGATTTATTAAAATCATCAGAACCACTACTCAGTTTAACTATAATAGCATCTGCACCTTGTAAATTAATACTACCAGTTTCGAGTGTATATGGTGAATTAGATGTAGAAAATACATTACTCGCGGTTAAACCTAATATATCGTGTGGCGTTGTTCTACCACTCACACTCGATTTATACCCGTTTGTACCATTGTAGAAATCAAAACTAAACTGGTTTGGACCCTCAAACGTTATAGCATTCGTATCTTTATCGTATGATGATGTAGTTAACATACCATTCGAATTAACAATAACATTAGAAGCTAAATCTTTACCATCGTAGTTTCCGTTTGGTATTGTTATATCATAATTAGTAGATGAACTATTAATAGTGAACGTGTTATTTCTATCGTTTACGAGATACTGACTATTATGAATACGCGCTGATATTAACGATATTTTACTAACATTGTAAATAGGAGTTTTTAAATTAACAACATAATCACTTGGATTAGGATAAGATACAGGGTCGCGTTCTCCACTATCTATATCTAAGGTATGTACCTTCATTAAAATAACGGAGTATTATTTTAATGAGAGTTTTAACTTAAGAATTCAAAAATAATTAACAAAGACTATGCGAAAGAGGGTTATTTTGGAGTTGTCTTTTAGCGACTGCCAAACCGGCCTGGGTAGTATTAGGATTGGTATTACCCTTATAAGCGTTGAATTGATGATAATCGTTATTTTTATAATGTTGAGTCCAACCACCGTCTGGTGAGTTCACTCGACCATCTATGCGCGTTGTATCCGAACGAACACTCGTAACCATACCACCTTGGTTAAGTGGATCGGCACGAACATTCATACGACCTGGACCAGCTGCACGACCCGCCTTACCTCTCCTATCATCTGGTCTAAATCCGTACTTACTAAGTTCACCCGCTGTATATGCATCCCCATATACACGCTTTTCACCGATTTTAGAACCTGGAGAATTCAAGTAACCGTGACTGAATTTATAAATACCTGGTGCTGGGTTGTTTTGGTATTGGTAAGCTTCCATATTACCATCCTTCTTGTTCCTCGTTGGTTCAGCAGCTCGTGTAAGTGCCGAAACTGTTCTTTTTGCCGAGGCTGTAGAAAGTGTATCGGTTCGAGAACCGGTTTCCGATCTGTTTGTTGTTCTTTTTGTTCGTTCGTGTTCAGCTCGTGTTGTTCTACCCGAAAAGCCTTGTGCTCTCCCACCTGCATTTGGAAGACGATCTGGGAGATATGCAGTTTTCTCTGGTCTATTGTGAGCCAATTCTCCTGCAATACCTCGTCGACCACCTTTACCGTCAAAGGCGGGACCACTTCTGCCTGGTAAAGTTGTCAATTTGTACGCACCAACATTTTCTGGGTTAATACGGAAAAGTTGGTGATGTCCGCCCATAGCAGGTACATTTGGTCCAACACCAAGAGCGGGTCCTACATTTGTTCTTTCAACTGGTGAAAGGTTATTCATAATTCCTCCATCATACATTCTATTTCTCATTTCCAAAACTTCACCACCCGACGATCTACCTTGTTGAGATACATCACCGAACGACGAAACTTCCGTTTTAGAGCTATATTCAGATTCAACTAGAGGTGAAGTTTGTCCTAAAAATTCATCTTCTATCATTAAATTTCTATCAGATTCTGGTCTAACGTCAACTTGGTCTACTATCTGAGAACCTTGAAGAGTATATTGTTCTTCTGAGTTTTTACTAAGTTTACGACCGGCATAAACTAATCCTGCTATAGCAAAAATCGATAATGGGTCAGCCATTCTTATTTCTTATTAACATTTTTATTCATGTACCTTTTACCAAACATACCATTTTGTACATCGGCTCGTGTACTCGCAGGTTCATAACTTTGAGTTCTAAGTGGAACTTTACACTCGACATGTTGAAGTGGGTGGAAATTCTTTTCATAAGTCTTCGCTAAAACCTTGTTAAATCGTGTAGTTGATTGTGGACGAAGCGCATCGCTCACTTCTATATGTTGAGCTGGAGACCCTTTACCTGCCATATATGGAGCAGTTCCATATAACATGGTATTTGGTCTCGCAGAACCATAATTCAATGTACTGGGCTGAGGATATACAAAAACCTCTTCAGTTGCACATGTATTTGGGATAGCTTTATCTTGGACTATTTTCAATCCTGGTTGGAGTTGGTACGCCATTTACTATTACAAAAGATTTTGTTTAAGCAAATCGAGTATCTACTAATAACTAAAAAAAACATATTTAAGGTGAAAATGTAGCTGGTGCTCTACTTCCGTGAACGCGAGAATCTCCGTCTGGATCTAAACCTCTAAACGCTTCGAGCTGCGCACCTCTTGCATCTGGATTACACATAAGTGGGTTTTGTCTACACGTTTGTTCTCTTTTACCATGAATAAACTCATAATGTGAATCGGTCGTTAACGCAACGTCTGGGACAGTTACAAATTGTCTAGACATAGCGTTTCTGTGATATTCTGGTGCAGATGATCTCGAACGAGCTGGTCCATATTTAACACCGTCTGTGACTAAATTATTAACACTTGTTTTTACGGTTGGGTAATAACAAGCCGATGGTCTATCTGGTCTATCACCAAATTCCGACATGAGAACATTTCCCATGGGGTTATCTTTTGTTGGTAATTGACACTGACCATATTTATATTCTGGTTGTTTACCTCTGTTAAGAGATTCCTTAACCATATTAGATTTTTCCATTATGTAAAGTACGCCTAGTGCTGTACCACCTATAACAAATATACGCACGTCTCGTTTGATTAAATAGATTATACATGTCGCATAAATTATAAAACGTGCTGCCGAATTTACACGTTCTTCTGATGATTGTGTACTGGATGGCCAAAAATTTAAAACTTTATCTGTACGAATAAGCTGTTTAGGATCGTCGAACCACGATGTCATTTATATAATAGGAGTTTATTTTTTACCGTTACCTAACATTCCACCGAGCATGCCCTGCATGGTTTTCATAAGTTGTTCTTCGTTCATGTTACCTGCATCATCACCCATACTATCCGCACATTGCTTGGCAACTTTTTCAATCATGTTAAGTGTGTCGGCTGGTATAGTTTTGATAGTTGTACCAAGCATATACAATGTTTGTACGTATTGCCAGATAGCATCTTTTGTTTTTTGAGAACACCCGTCCCAATGTTTTTCTAAATTAACACCTTTCATAAAATCAAGATTTTTAGATTCCTCAATAAAAAATGTTTCATCCTTTGACGAAATTTTATCCGCATAAGGCATTACATTAGACATGAAACCATCAACAACTAGTCTTGGATTGGTATCTTTCATAAGATCGAATGCAGATCTACATTTTTTCAAACCTTTCTCTTCTGGGAAAGTTTGCTGTAATTCGTCAATGAATTGACTCATCATTTCATTGAAAGCTGTTACTGATGTCATTTTTGTAATAAGTATAGTAATACTATCTTTAAGTTATATTTAAAATGGTTCAGATGATATAGTCTCTTTCTTACCCAAACCGTTAGACACTATAAAAAAAACTAATATAGCAACAAGTGCAGCTGGTTTTGTGTATGCACTCATAGCGAGCTTACCTTCATTATTTAATTTTGCTTTAAAATGTATGTATCCTGCTGTAATAGAGCCGGCAATTATACCGGCCCATGCTGGGTCTCTTAAATAGTCTTCAAACTCCATTTAATATAATTGAGGTTTTTTTCTATGAGCATCGGGTGCATCTGAAAATAAAACGCCTTCTTCAGGATTTTGGACAGGTCTTCTGTCACTTGTATTTATAGTTTTGAATTCGTTATCGTAAAAAGAAGACGATTGTTGTTCCGTGTTAGTTTCCATGGGTTCTTCACTTTCGGGTATTTCCATAGGCTGTTCCTGTTGTTCTTCACCCATATTCATACCCATATCATCCTGTTGTTGTTCACCTTCCATAGGCATTTCGTTTTGCATATCACCACCACCTTCGAATGGTTCATTAGTCACTTCTTCCTGGTCACCTTCGAGAAGTTCTGGGTCTTCAGAATCACCGACTTCGGCATCACCTAAATCCAAATCTTGTCCTTCTTGTGTTTGAGACATGTAAGTTTGTAAAATTTGTTGAACAGGGATAAGTTCTTTTACAGCATTTTCTATACACATCGAAAAACGTTCAAAAAGTTTATCATTTCTCGAATGTTCGTTTTGTTCTTCGTGATATATATAAGGATCATTATAAAGGGATTCCGCGGCCTTGTTATAACACATTTGAATGAACACTTCATTAGTAGGAAGTTTCAGTGATATTTTTTTGTTATCTTTGCTTAATCGAACAGCTGACAATATTTTTACACAGCTTACAAAAACTGCAGCAAGTAAATCATTAAACCACGCACATCTATTCGCTATGTTATCGGAATGTTGTTTCGACATAGCATCACTCCAATTAGGCACTTCTTTGAGAAGTTTTTGGTACATTACAAGAACCTTTCTTCCCTTAGATAATTTGTATGCTTCATCATACATTTCTTCAAACGTCTCTATCATAACCGGGCACATGAGAATACAAAGCTGTCCAAGATATTCTCTTTTAGCTTCTACGAGTATGTTAAGGTTATCCATTTATGATAAAGGGGAATTTTTTTATGAACTAATTATCGCGCTGTCCTGTATTTATTTGCAGCTTTTTTTAAATTTACGAGCGTTGGAAAATCTTCACACGATTCATCTTCTTGAGTATTTTGATCTCCTCGATATTTATTCTTTTTTGTGGGTCTCCAAGATATACATATTTCATACTCACCAACGACCTGGACCATAAAACCACCTATCTGAAACTGTCTAATGATATATTGCATAGCTTTTAGTCTATCAAATTGCGGATACCCCATAACATATGAAGGTATTTGTGCAAATAGATATTTTTGACCCATATCAACAGATTGCCTTATTCTCTTAGTTATCTGTTCGTATATTTTCGTATAGGTTTCTTTTTTCAGTTTGTTTCTTTTTTCAGCTATTTTTGATATATCATCTATACTGATCATTACAATAACGCTAATTTATTTTTTTTCATAGTATCACTCAGTTTTTCAATCAAACCAGGGCCAGCCCTTTTTTGTGGTATTACAGGGACTTCAACCCTTTTAAGAGTACCATACATTTCCTCTGCACTAGTCACTTGTTTTTGTATCAAATCCGTATTCTTAATATATTCTATTTCGTTACCCTTTACACGTAAATAATCTTCAAATTCCTGAGGTTTTGTCGGGTTAGTAAAAGGTTTATCATTCTCTGGTAAAAGTATATCAATTGGTTGGGAACGTATAGATAATATAGCAACCTCTGGTTTATCATCGATTTTAACCTTACTCCCAGACCGAAATTTATCTAAATTTTTTTGATCCTTCCTAAGCCTAATCAATTCTATTTCACTCAAGTTTTCTATACCCTTATCGAGAATTTTTTCAATGTTTTTTTCTGTAGTTTCCATAATATCTTGTGTTTTTTGTCCGACACCGGGAGTTTCTATACGAGGACCTTCGTTTAAGACACGAATATCAACGGCTATAGAAAACCCAAAATCAAATCCCTTGTTACCATATTTTACTACCATAAACATACATCTAAAAATTTTACCACCAGTTTTTTTGTGTTTATATAATTTCATACTGGTTGTTTCAATAATGTAAGTACACAAACCCGTTCTTTTAGAAATAGCTTTATTTGTTTGTAAAATGATTTCATTCATGAGATCGTGTGTTATCACTATAGCTTCCTTAACCTGTTCATATTCAGCCAACCGCGTAGGTTCGTCAGATTCAAACAATTCATTTTTACCACCGTATTTCTCTTGTCTCCTGGATACGTATAATACTACCAGGAGAAAGACTATAACAGCAATGATCTTATTCATTTAGTATTAAATGCTATTTTTATTTTTTAGTAATGTTGTGATTTTATCACGTTATTTTTTTACTATATAATTTTAGAATGTCACTTTTGATATACAGTCCACATTGTAACCATAGTTTAGATATAATTGATTATATACAGAAAAATGACCAATTGAAAAATATTGTATCTTACCACAACATTAATGAACGTGGTATCCCTCCTCAATACAAAAATAAAATAAGCAGGGTACCAACAATGTTAACTAAAAACGGTAAACTGTTAGTAGGTAACGAAATTAAAAACTGGTTAGAATCGTTATTACCAGTGAAAGAACTCGAAATGTGTGGGTTTGGTGATTGTAATATGACAACCTTAGATGGGGGTGAGAATACGAACGAAATGTTTGGTATCGATAGTTACGGAGTTTCTTTACAGCCCGCTATGACAGCCGAACTCGAAGAAAAAATAAACAAAAGTGTTAACGAAGCGTATAGTTCACATACACAGGAAATTAAAAATTAATATAAAGAAATGAATACACTTTAAACTTAAATGAGGTTAGCTACTATACAGGCTTCTGCTATTAAATCAACCTTTGAAGTACTCAAAGATATACTAAATGATGTTAATATATATTTCAAACCAGATGGGATGTATATAGTCACTCTCGATACAGCGAGAACATCTCTTGTAGATATGTTCTTGTCGGCCGATAATTTTGAAGAATATGAATGCGAACATGAAATTATAGCCGGTATAAATGTATCGAATACATTTAAACTTCTTAAATCTATATCAAACACAGATGTTCTTATACTAACAATAGATTGTAGAGAATATATGCATATAGAAATACACAGTGAAGTAAAGAAAACATGTACGAAGTTCGACTTAAAACTTCTCGATATAAATGAAAATCAAATTGAAGTACCTTCCATGAATATGACAACTATAACACCAATGTCATCTTCCGATTTTCAACGAATATGCAGAGACATGTTCAATATAGGTAACGATATCGAAATAACAAGGACAGGAAATATTATGAAATTATATTGTTCCGGTGATTTTGCAAATCAAGAAACTACAATTCAATGTATAGAAGAAAGTCCCGAAATATCAGGTGTATATTCACTTCGATACATGAACATTTTTACAAAAGCAACAGGAATGTGTTCAACGGTCCAAATTATGCAAGAAGACCAAAATAGGTTTTTAATTTTAAAGTATAATGTCGCAAATTTAGGTGACTTGAAATTTTATTTGGCAACTAAGGTATCCGAAAATCAGTAATATACGATGAAGCGGTATCTACATTTTTTACAAACCCGATAATATTTTTTAAACGTATCGTAGGATAATCTTCTTTTAATGTTTCGTCATCATAATATAACATATCCTTAACCATAACTTTCTGATTATGAAAATCAGACCTTGGTCCTGCGTATCTTCTAATCTTATTTAACAGGTCTTTCACGGGTTTATCACGTGAATCAAGTAAATGTGCACTCGAGAGTGGCATATTAAACACAATACCAATTGTTTTTTCGGGTGGCCATTCATGGTTCATATTGTACGTTAAGTATTTGTACATTTTATCTCTGTACCAATATTTTATCCGAATAACTGTTTTTTCAATATTTTCAGGTATTTTTGTATTTCTATAATCTATGTCATTAAGTGATTTGTAATGTGACATCCTAGAACCATCCCATTCATCGTACTCTTCGATCCAAAAATCATCTAATGTATCTTCATCTGGTATAATTTCATTTGTGTAATATTCCATGGACGTTTCTATAATCGTATAATCAGATTTACCTCTTACAGATTTTAACGTGTCGTATACCCAAATAATAACATTAGTTAAAAGATTGAATACCATTATATATAGTTATTATATGGAAGGTAATTTTTTAAGTAGGTATAACAACAAAATTGAAAACTGGAAAGAACTAATAAAAAATGACCCAGGTAAAAAAAGTGAATACGAAACCGAGATGTCACAATACATTATACAATGTATGCCATATATGAATCAATATACATGCGATTCAAAAATAGAAAGTTCTACTGACAATATATTCAATTGTAAAGAAACGGTTGGTTTACAGAGAAAAGATATATTCAACGATTATCTCGCCGATGTCGAAAAAGTCAACGTCGATAGACCAGTTATTAAAAAGAAGGAAGAGTGTCCCAATTGTCCCGGGGGTACAGTGTACCATCTAAGAGATACAAGTGATCTCGTATGTGAATCATGTGGGTTAATAATAGCATCACTTATAAGCGAAGAATTAACATATAGAGAAGAACAGGAAACGTCAGAAAAAATTGTGAATTATTCATACAAAAGAGAAAATCATTTTAACGAATGGTTATCACAGTTTCAGGCACAAGAAACTACTAATATACCTACAGACGTTATAGATCAATTACGTAACGAACTGAAAAAAATAAAAATAAAAGCCGTCGAAGAAATTACACATGCACGAGTTCGAAGTCTCTTAAAAAAACTAAAACTCAATAAGTATTACGAACACGTACCTTACATAACAAATATTTTGAGTGGTTTATCACCGCCGAAAATGCCGCAAGAACTCGAGGAAAAATTACGAATCATGTTCAAAGATATACAAAAACCGTTCGATGATAATTGCCCATCTGAACGTAAAAATTTCTTAAGTTACTCGTACGTTCTCTATAAATTTTGTGAACTTTTGAGTGAAGATAAATACTTAAAATATTTTCCACTCTTAAAATCAAAAGAAAAATTATATCAACAGGATGTTATATGGAAAAAAATGTGCGAAACTTTGAGATGGGAATATATACCAACCATATAAAAAATATCAGTATAAAATAAATGAATACATTTAAAGTTCGTAATAACAATTCGAAAAATTTACAGAGACGCACCAATAACAATAACAGTAACACAAGTGCAAATAGTCCAGTGATATTGGGTAAAAAAACGCGTCGTAAACCTACCACAAATGTGCGTAAACCAGTTAATAGAACTACTTTGAGAATCGCAAAATTACTTAGTAGAAGACAGAATCTTCAAAATCAAATACAGAATCGTCAAAGTCAAATACAGAATCGTCAAAGTCAAATACAGAATCTTCAAAAACAAATGAATATACTTAACGCTACTATAAGAGTATTAAAAGCAAGAAAATAAAATATCGTTTAATAACAAATGCTTAAAAGTATTCGAAAATTTTTTAACCAGGAAACCAAATCTGCAAAACGTATCACAAATGATTTTAAAAATACAGCTAAAAGTTCAATAAGGAATATTAGAAGTGTAACAAAGGTAACAAGGAGTCAAAAGCGAAAAACTGTAAATAAAGTGTTAACAACTAAAGCTAAAAAATAAATAATTAAAGAAACGCGTTTCATAATAAGTAATGAACGATCCGTATTACAATTTCTGTTTAGAAGAAATCAGGTTCTACACAGAAAAGATAAACGAAATTATAAATGAAGGTCTTAAGGACCCCAAGGCATATTACGAGGAGTCTAAAAGTGATTGGAAAAAAATATACCAAATGATACCTATTATGTATTTAATGAACCAGATGGAAAAGGAGGATAAAAAATAATATAATTTATATTAATGAGCTCGAGTAATAATAGTCGATCAGTACCGCGTCATAACAATGAATACTACGCAGGAACTCCAGAAGTTACATACAAAAGAACGAGGAATAGAACGTCTACACCAGTAAAGTACAGTAATTATGCACACTACTACTATAATACAAAACCAGCTAAAAACTCAAAAGAGTATCAAAATAGATTTAGAGTTACACCTCCGTCTAGTCCATTTGGGTTTGGGGTTGGATCACCTTCACCCACGAGAAGACAATCACCTCGAATAAGTGAAAGACAGCGCAAAGAAAAAGAAAAATTAAAAGCCGCGCAAAAAAGAAATGAAAATAGAAGAAAAAAAGAAGCTGCTGAAAAGAAAGCAAAGGAAGAAGCTGCTAAGGAAGCAGCTGCTAAGAAACCAAAAACATTAGAACAACAACTCAAAAATGCAAAAACACTTTCAAATTTGAAAAAGATATACAAAAAAGGCGCGTTACAAAAACATCCAAATAAAGGTGGTACAAAAAGTAACTTCCAAAAATGGAAAAATTTATTTAATAAACTTGAAAAACAATTTTAATCTAAAGTAACATACCTAATTTCTAAATCAACGTTTCGTGTTGGTGGGAAATTTATAAGGTACGAATGTTTTAACCCTGTAAGTTTCAAGTAATTTTGTGCTTGAGTTACCATTACATCAGTCATATTCTTCACGGCTTTGAGTTCGAGCACGATTTCACCGTTCAAAATCAAATCCGCACGTAAATTACCTACATTATGCCCCATAAATTCTATGGGAACTATTCTTTCCGTTTCGTATGGTATGTCGTTTTGTCGAAGTAAGACTTCAAGTGCCTTATGATATACAGACTCGCTATAGCCGGGACCAAGGTTTTTGTATACGGTTTCGACATAATCCTTTACCATTTTATAATTTAAACAATTTACATCTTTAAATTATAAAATCATACCAAAATATCGTCATCACTAATCGGTTTTGATGGATGACGAGTATATACTTTTTGAATACGTACCATCTCAATATAAGGGGAAACCCAGAATGGTCTGTAACGTTTAGGGTTGTTACACCCTCTGCATAACGGTACAATATAATCACCTTTATCATTTTCACACGTTACATGCGCCGATACCTCGAACCATCTTTTACAGTCATAATTCGAGCATTTCTGCTTCTTCGACAATTTCTTTTTGAGTTGTTTTTTCTTATCACCGATTATATACAACGGATGTTTAGGGTTACCGGTACCGGGGGTATTTCTGATAACGGTATAACCGCCCTTATCTGGTAGATACACATCGCGACCGAGTTTAGCAGTTCGCTTATAGTTGGATTTACGCAATTGATTTCGAGTCTTTACCATTTTTTAAATAGATATGTAATTCTTTATATATCTTTTATGGTTCTTCTTGTGGTGGTGTTATTTTTATTTCAGGTATATCTTGTATATCTATAACATACCTATCCTTGTTGTCCGTAGGAGAAACTAATACAATTTTACACATATCAGTACTAACCATGGTTTGTTCTGGAGCTTTTAAAGGAATAACGATTGGTCTACATAATAACATCCACATACTTAAAATTACTTAATAATTTAATTTTATTATAGTATATACTCACTATGGAAAATAAGTTACCACCAAATAAACACGTTCACAAACACATTATTGAAGGTATAAAATTTGCCGACGAAATGTTAGATGCTTTAGATGAAATATCACTGAAATATAACACACATATATCAGATAGTATAAACTTAGGTAACTTCGAAAGTCTCGATAGTTCTTTATCACATTCGTCTAGAAAATTAGTCGAATATAAACAAAAATACGAAAATATTTTGAAAGAATATGAAGAATATTCTGTAAAATTTAGACATAAATTATAGAAAATAATGGTTTAAAATACAGTTCATGTTTACCGTCATTTTAAACACTTATCGAAAATTTTTGAAAATTTCACTCATATATATATTATAAATAAATAAATGATTTATTTATTTATTTTATTTACTAATATCTATTTTAAAATTGTCTCTAAATTATATGTATAAATATGTATGTATATAAAAAAGGTTTGAATTTGTGAACCACGGATTTATGGTCAAAAAAAATTCACAAAAAAAAAGAGCTTTTTAAAAAAAAAGCAAATGTTTTAAATTAAATTTAAAACATTTTTTTTCGAAGAAAAAACGCACTCGCCTGGGAAAACTTAAATTTTTTAATATTTTTTTACAACCATATTTCCTCTATAAAATAGGTATAGTTTAGCTCGTCATTTTAAACACTTATTGAAAATTTTACAAAAAAATTTCACTCATATATATATTACAAATGAATAAATGATTTATTTATTTATTTTATTTACTAATATCTATTTTAAAATTGTCTCTAAATTATATGTATAAATATGTATGTATATAAAAAAGGTTTCGAATTGTGAACCACGGATTTTGACCCGAAAAAAAAGTCGTGAAAAAAAGAGCTTTTGAAAAAAAATGCAAATCTTTTAAATTAAATTTAAAACATTTTTTTTTGGATAAAAAACGCACTCGCCTGGTAAAAACCCAAATTGTTCAAAAATAAACGATTTTCCCTCTATAAAAAAGGTTTGAAAAAGACTTAAGTTGTACCGTCTTTTAAAAAAATATAAAATAAATAACCATGTTATCTGAAAATGAAAAGGTACTTAACAGACTCAAGGCATACCTAAAAGATAAGGGACAGGAGATAAACAATGATTGGTATGTAAAAATTGAAACTCGAAAATCGGGTAAATCCGAAGGTGCGACCGACAATTACTATTTTTCACCGAATGGTACACGGTTCCGATCGATGATCGAAGTTTATCGATTTTTAACTACGGGTGATAAATTTGAACGCGATGAAGAAACAAAGTGCCTGAAAATTACTCAAGATAACAATGACGAAATAATGGATGATTTATGTGAATTGGTATCAAATTGGTATGTAAACGATGATATTGAAAATTTACGCGACGTTAATTCGTGTATGTTTAAGGTAGAAAAGAAGAAGTGTGCTAATTTCATAGACGGGAAGTTACAAAAAAACAAAATTCAAATCATTGATGAAAAAAATAGGGTTACGTTCCCCAAAAATACCAATACTAAAAATATTTTGCATTACTCAAAAGCTAACGCTGCTAATCTGGTACACACTTTTTTCAAAACTGAACCAACGTGTTTGAAGTGTGGTTGTGATAAAGAATGTAAAGGTAAGAAGTTAACACGAGCACATACAATAAAAGATAGACCCGAAATACTCAAAATAGCTATATCAGAATCATACACGGACGATGGTTATCATTCTGATACTTTTCTTCGAAAGTTTATAGAATTACACAAAATCTACCCGATCGCTACTTTATGCGAAGAATGTCACCGTGAATTTGATAATAGAAAATTGTAATTAAAAGAATATATAGTAATATAAATAATGTATTGTTTTACAAAGCGTAAACTCTCTGTAATAGATGAAACCATACCTGTTTTTAGTCTCGATAAGTACGAAGGGTACGCTAAGGTCACCGACGTTTATGACGGTGACACGTTCAAAGCGTGTATTATACTTCACAATCGCGTTTTGAAATTTACGTTTCGAACTGTCGGGTACGACGCACCCGAAATGAAACCACCTAGAGATACACCTAACCGAGATAAACACATTGCCATGGCAAAACGTGCCAAGTATACGTTCGCAAGTTTTTTAGGGTACGATGATAGATCTAAACATGTTCCATGGAACCCGTTCAAGTGTAATTTTAATGTAAACGGGTGGGTATGGATTTCGTGTAAGAAAAATGATAAGTACGGGCGAACACTCGTTTTCGTCTACAAAAATAGAAGGGATATGGTTTCGATTAACAAAAAAATGATAGATACCGGGTTCGTGAACGCGTACGATGGTGGGACTAAGAAGGAATTTGATTTGTAAAATTACCTAATACATACCCTGTGCATATTTTTATGTACACATCAAGTCTATTTCTTACCAATTGACGAGTAGAATACTTAAAGAAATGAAGTAAATATAATTTATAATGACACATGAACTAGAACTAACGAATGAAATATGGGATAAAATGAAGGTTGATCAAAGAAGGAAAATAAGACAAGATTTTGATAAAAAGTATTACGGTAAAGAACGTAAATCAATCAAATATGAATCATTAATTGATTTTAATAATATGAAATTCATTCTTTGTCAGCATCCCGAAGCAGAAAAATTAAAATTTGATAATGTAGTTGACTTTTTTACCAAAAAATCCGATTCTTTTTCCCAATACGATTTACATTGGAAAAAAGAAAATGGTGAAACGAAGTGTACTTCTTTTAAACATTGTTATAAGAAAAATAAATCTTTAAAATCAGATGAAGATAAATATTATGATCATTTTATAGATGCACTTCGTACGAATATTTTGGAACAAATAATTCTTTTTAAAAAGGATAAAAAATGTTGTGAAATATGTAAATCCGAAAAAGAATTGGTAACAGATCATAAATCACCTCTTACATTTAATAAACTTGTATATGATTTTTTAAAATCAAAACCGGAAAATACAATTCCAAATGAGTTTAGAGATACCGACCAACATACTAAATGTTTTTTTAAAAAAGATTATGATTTTACATACGAATGGATTGCGTATCATTATGAACATAATAATTTACAAGCTATTTGTAAAGAATGTCATAAAGAACTACAAAAAGAAACATCTAAGAGTAAAGATGATATACTAGAATTAATTAATTCATTAAAGTGTAAATTGTAATTAAAGATTAAACCCATAAACTTTATATAAAATGACAGAAACGTACAACCAATCCCCGTGTGAATTCAGATACAAAATCGACTCGTGTTCGAAAGTCGTCGATGGTGATACCGTCGACGTTCTTATCGATTTGGGGTT